GAAAGGTCGATAGTTCCAAAAGAACCATCGATACTCCCTCGGCGTGCCAGCCTACGATTGAGGGAAGGCTGCTTGTCAAGAGAGATTCTATATCTCCTGACAAGTAAATCCTCAAGGTAGGAACCTATTCCAAGCTGATACATCATATTCAGCGTGGGTTCGGTACAGATAGTGCGCGAGATGTCCTTCGTTTTTGCAACAAATGAAAGACGGTTTCCTCCTACCACCCTTAACCCATGTGAGTTCCAACGCGCATTCTCAGCGGAGGTCCACACAGGGTGAGTAGCGATGGCACACCGGTAGTACCGGTAAAGAAGCTCTGAAGTGGTACTTAGTGGCGAATCAAATAACTTCGTATAGAAGTTATAAGACTCACACGCTAAAGACGCACCAGGTCCAACACCGAATCTCTCAAAAATACGGGAGAAATCGACGTTGAACTTCGGGCCTTGGAAGAAGAAGTTATCCCAGAGGACTTGAATTTCCCCTAGGACTTCCTCTTCGAACAGCTTTGTCGGGTTAAACCGAAACTGCCTACAACGCTCGTTGAACTCCTTAAAGAGTCCTAGAGCGGCAGCATCGGCTGCACCAGTCTGTGCTTCGAATTTCTTCGAAACACTCTTACTAGTGCAAATCCGATTTATCTGCTCGATCGTCATGTCAGAAGTTAACATGACGTCCTTGGCCTTCAATTCTTCTTGAAGGATGCGGAATAACTGCTCAGCGTTAATACGCATAAGGAGTCTCCTCTAATCCAAGCTATATTAGAACGTCCAATCAAACAGCCTACATACCTTGTCAAAAGACAGGCATGAAAGGACAGCTTGAATGATCGCTAGAATATAGTCCTGGATTTGGACCCAGATATCAACTATTGGATCCATCGTCGCACCGTTAGCTGATCCCGCTAATTAGGGTGTCTCCAACCCCAGCACTTTGCTGGGAAAGGATACCCGCGAGCAACGAAAGTGCTGCTCGTATATTAGCAGGGTCTGCGACATCAGCCCCTGCTGGCACGTCCATGGTGAGAACCATGTTCATGTTCGCATAAGGCTGGCCAGCCAAAGGTAGAACGCCCTTTCGGACGATTACCTTAAACTGGTTTTTCGGCACGGACGAGAGAAGCCCCGTTACCGGATTCACCTGCCCGAGAAGCTTATATGCTTTCGGACGGACGAACGTCACCGTAAAAGGTGACGCCACAGAATGAACCGTGGCACCGGTCTGCGTACCGCCAAGAGCCGTCACCGCATGCTGCTTACCGTTAACGTCCGGTGCATTATCGGATACTAACGTGTAAGTAGGAGAAGTGAAGCCCGTCTGAGCTCCCCCAGTTACGGGGGTTGTTGGAGACCACGACATGTGAGTCCCTTTCTTATCTAAAGGAGAGATTCAATCTAACCCAAACGCTAATATACCAGTCGAGTTCCCACAATTCCTCGTGGGTAATCGCCTGATCTGCTAGCGAGGACCTTAAAACATGGACCCAAGAGTTAACTAGGTCGAGAAGCTCCTTTCGTGTCCGCTCAGAGAGCGGCTTCGTAGTTAAAAGCGGTGAAACACCGACTTTGCTCCGTAGCTTCTCGAAGCGTTCAGCGATAACGAGAATCTCGGCTTTCGTTGCCTTTTGAGTCTTCATGTTAGTCCTCTATGAGTTAGAAGGAATCAACCGACCTCATAACAAGAGTTAACGAGGGGTCCTGAGTAAAGTTAAGAGCCAGGTGATTTCGCGCTGTAGATCGGTCTCCGTTAGTGCGTCTAGCTTGTCCAGATCGAAACCAGGGGTAAAACCCGTAGTCTCGCTGGCTTGCTGAGATAGCACGCGGAGTCGATTTTCCAGTTCGTTCCTCCTTGCTTTGGCTTCCATCAGTACCTCGAGTCGGCTTAAAGTTAAAGGAAAATAGGCCTTCATGATAGCGATTCTCATGCTACCACTGGGCCTGTTTCGGCCTCGCTCCTATAGCTAGAGCAGCAAGATTTAGCCACTGTCGCTGACCTAAATCTACCGAAAAGGTAAGTTTAGGGTACGGGATTGAGGTCGGTCCACGTTGGAAGTGTCGCTTTTTGACTACAACGTTGCCCGAATCTGCTGTTAAGCCAACGTACGATGTGCCTGCCAGAAGCTTGGTAGTCTGTTCGTCCGTAGTGTAGAAAGAGTTTCTCTCTCTAGACTGAACGGCCGTTCGACTAACCCAAGCGATCTGTGAGGTACACGCCGTGTAAGCTTCGATAACGTCGCCGATGTTAGAAAAATAATCGACAACGAACGACCACGGTAAAAGCTCCCAGGCAGTCGGCAGCACTTCGCTCCAAGTAAATCCGGAGAGTTGTACAGCCCTTGCCAAAGGTGTAGCCGCGGCTTCAGCAGCAACCTCCTCTTTCCACTTGCCGTAATAACGAACGATACACACTTGGGTTTCAATAAAATTACCCTTGTAGAATATCGAGTTACTATTGCCGGTGGTAGAGCCCTGAGAAAGCACCTTTTCTCCCTTGCAACTCACTTTAAAGCCGGTGTAATGAATGTCACCAGCTAGGCGAGCTGCCGCGATTAAGATGTCTTTTATATCGTGCAGGAGGGGTGTCCACCCGAACGTATACTCAAGGTAGGTGTCCGTCGTCATCTTCTTTACGTCAGCACTAGTTGCACCCTGCTTTAGCATAGTGCCCCTTCGGGCCTTAGCTTTAGACAGGTAGCCTTTCATGCCTCCGCGTAAGGACGACAACGGCCTCTTCAGCATCTTGAGAGTCTTTCCTAACTCGCCGAGAATGACGCCGCCCGAAGCTTGGGTCGAGCGTTC